ATATAAATTAACGCCTGCATCTGGTATGACTACAATCCCATATTCGGCTGTTTTTGCCATTATATTTAATGTACCCGTCTTGTTCAAAATGTATGAATTAGTTCCATCATGATACAATTGTAAATCAAGCCCTACTCCTGCGGAAATATACTCACTATCTCCAACCGTTAACCCATCAGCAACTAACACTCCGGTTACTGTGCCTCCTGTGTTTGTGGTGGCAAATTTTATTGAATTATCATAGTATAAATCAATACTTGTTTGCCCTATTATTGCCATAGTGTTTAAGACAGCATCTCTAAAATTAATAGTACCTGTCATATTATTAATATAAGTGTTTGTACCATTATGAAATATTTGTAAATCGTTATCAGAGCCAAGATAAATATATTCACTATCACCAAGACTTAGCCCATCACACGTTACTGTCCCAGCTACAACTAATCCATCACTTATGGCAAACCCTCCATCATATGGAGAATTAATATAAGTGTAGGTTCCTGCAATTATATTTGTTCCATCAACACAAACCAAATCATCAAGTTGACTTATTGCGGTTGTTCTAGCATCATCAATTTGTAAGCAATAGGCATAAGTAGTTCCAGTTCCTCCTGCTATTGCATGAAGATGATTATACATACTTCGGACACTTAATGTATAGCCAGAAGGGCACCCTAGCCTTACTGCAATGGCTGTTTTATCTTCTCCATCATTAGTAACATGAATAACATTTCTATATGCTTCCGGGGTGCCTGTACCTTCATCAATGTTTAAGCCATAAGTAATATTAGCGGAATCATCAGTAATATCTACTTTTGAATTCTGAATAAGCAACTCCCCAGTTAATGAGTTATCTCTAATCACTGCGGTTGCACTACTTGTACCACTTGCCGAAGCTGTAATTGTAACTTTATCTATTGTCAGAGCAGTTCCGTCTTCTACAAGAATTACCTTTTTGCCTTTAGCTCCTCTAGTTGCTTTATTATCATATACAATTGAACCATCAACTATTTTTACTGTTCCATGCCCTCTTACAGCGGTTGCTCCTCCGTTTGCCTCTGCACTTAAATCACCTACAGGAACATTGCATTCAACATGGCAATGTTTGAGATTGCAACTTCCTCCGACATCTCCATTTACAGTAGAATCAGCAACCGTTGACAACAAGGTCATTTGCATTTTGATATCTTTAACTACACAATTAGTAAATGCCCCATAATTACAAATATTCACCGAGTTAGTAACAAGCACTACTTTTGGAGCAACATTTTGAGCCCCTACAACATATTGATTATTTGCGGTAAAATGTATTGTATCATTTATATAAGTCCCGGGATAAACGACAAACATAGTATTTGCTAAAGGAGTGCCACCACCATCTAAAGCATCTTGAATTGTTGCATAATCTCCACCAGTTGGCGAAATTATAATTTCATTTTCGGGTCTTTTTGAAGCTTCCTCAAGTCCATCTTCTATATTATTCAGATTTGTTTCGTTCAAAGCTGGGGCTATGCCATTTGCCCAAACAGTTTTTACATAAGCCATATTATTTCAACTCCTTAAATATCTATCCTCTAATTATTTTATCAATCCTTGTAAACTGTAATTCCTCTGTTGCCGTTTTTGTATAGCTCCACAAAACCCTGCTAATCATTAATCCAGTATCTACACTTCCTGAAGCTCCGCTACCTGCAAAAACACCTATTTCTTCAATAGGACCATCATAGTCTGTATCTGTTATAAGTGCAATTGCTGTTGATTCTCCGATACCTGTTCTTGCTTTTGTAAGAAATGGTGCTCTAAAAACTTCATTATCCAATGTGCTTTGAGAATTTGTAACCGCAAGGCTACTATCCCCAATTGCTAAATATGCAAGCTCCATATCGGGAGGCGAATTGTAAAAAGATAAAATTAATTGGTCAAGGGCATCATCCATAATTCTATTCTTCAAAACTATAATTCCACTTTTTGTTTTTATTTTGAAATATCCTTGCCAACCAAAAATATTGTCAAGTATAGATTTTTTATCTTTTTTGAGTATATTAATCATCTACTGTCACCTCCAATGTTATAGTCCCGGGATATAAAACATTTGATGGATATAGGTTGTTTGCCGGGTATAATTGTTCTGTCGCTTTTATATTATATGAGCCTTCCCACTCTCCACTTTCCTTCATCGTTTGAATTTTTCTTATCAGTTCATTCTCTCTTATCGTTAATTCTTGCGTGGACTCTAGCCATGACCTGAAAAATTTAACCCAACCGCCAATAGCCTCTCCATCAACAAAAGTTGCTGTCCTTTTTAATTGATTCCCGGTATCTTGTATTAATAAACTCATTACTAGATATTCTCCAGAAAGTTCGTGTGTCGGAATACTTACTTCACAAATTTGTCCAACCTTCCAAGTTGAATCATAAGAAGACATTGTAAACTTCTTTGCATTTTTCCCGTATTTTCTCAACAGAGCTGTTGCTTTTTCTGTTGCTATTGTTAGCCCATCTTGGTTTGGGGCATCTTGCACATCTTCGTATATTCCGCTTCCACCTTCGATTGCTTTCCTTGCCGCAATTTCGATTGGGTCTTCCATAATTACTGTAAGTCTATATAGCCCTTTATACTTTAACCTAACTGCATCTCCTATTGCTAGTTCAGTTTCTCCAACATCCTGAGCAAAGGAGTTTACCTCTTTATTCCAATACCATTTCTTTCCTGTGTCTACACCTAAAATACCTACATCATCAGCATTTACCGGAACCCATCCTGCTGCCGCTTCATTTATTTCTATAACTGGCTTTTCTGCAAGTGGGTATCTGACATAAAAAGTTCTTATTTCTCCATTAGGCGTTGGGTTTGAAACTTCTGTCAGTTCAACTGTCACTCCCGGAACATTTCTCAATATTTGTTTATTTCTGTATTCGCTTCTGTCTTTCCAAGTTTGTAAGCTATCAAACAAATAGCCACTATCTTCATCAATTGCATCTCCTAAAAAAGTCCCCCATTCCATGAAGTCTAAACTCTTATCCGGGTTGATTCTCCACATATAGCCGGTCAACGAACAAATTTCATTGATTAACTGTGAGGCAGGAATGTAAGGTGAATTTATAATCCCAATGTCAATGCCATCTTCTATAGTTCCTTCAATAATTCCATCTTGTGCCAAGTAATCAGTAAGTATACTTTTGATTATATCTCCTGCTTTTTGCCTAGCATAAGATTCATTGATAAAATGTCTATCCGCTACAAAATGCCAATCTGTTACTGTGATTACTTCTCTTAAAACAGGAAACGCATTTATCTTTTGCTCTCTTGGTTCATCAATCGTTCCGCTATAGATTAGAACATCATCTTCGTAAACATCAACTACCTCACCCATTGGAGGGTGATATAATCCTGTACTATCGATAAGCGTAAAAGACAAAACTGTCCTGCTTCCAATTTCAGCTTGGTTTATGCTTAAAGTTCCTGCCTTAAGTTTTATTCCTGATGGTAAATCAGCACTATCAATTTTAATCTTAACTGCCATGATAAACATTCCTTCCAGTATGTCTTCTTATCATATCTCTCATTTCTTGCATAAACTCAGCAGGATTTTGAACTCCATAAAAGTTAAAACTACCTGATATGGCAACCCCACCGCTATCGTTATTCATTCCTGCAACTGCTCCGGCTGGTGTTATCAATTCACCACCATGTACTATAGCATGTACTGGCGTTCCGGCTGGGGCATCAACAATTCCTCCAAGGGCATATTCTGGTAAGTCATTAAACAAAGTGTCTAAATTATCTCCGATTCCTTGTGTTGTTTCTTTTATCGTGTTCCAGAAACCACTTGCTGTTTCTCCTATTGCTGCCCCTATATTAGACAAAGTTTCTTTTGCACCGCCAATAGTAGGTAAGTTTTCCGTTTGGAAAGGTTTTATCGTGTCCAATATCCCTTTAACCTTACCTCCTGAATCTCCAACTTGTGAAGAAAATTTACCTGTTGTTTTTTCCACAAAAGTTTTATTTTCTTCCTCGGCTAATTTCGCTTCTTCTACTGCAATTTTGTCAAGAAGGTCTTTTTCAATTTTGAGTTTTTCGTTTAAAGTATTTAAATCTTCTTGTGCCTCTGCTATTTCATAAGCATTTTGTAAGGCTTTTTGTTTATTCTCTGCAAAGGTGATAGTATCTGCAAGCTGTTTATCATATTCAGCTTTATTTTTTTTAGTTGTTGCTTCAAGGTCTGACATTGCATCAACATTTGTTTGCTTTAATGCCGCGCGTATTGCAACTTGTGCTGTTATTGCCGCAGCTCTTTCTTCTTTTAAAATTGTTATATTTGCATCTCTTTGTCTTTCTGCTTCAGTAATTAATGTATTAATATGAGTAATATAATTGGCTTCGGTTTCTCCTAAAATAACAAGTGCCGCCTCCCTGTCTTGCCCATAAATTGTTATCTTATCCTCCAATGCTTTTTCTGTTATTGTTTTTTCTTCGGCATTCGCTAATTCTAAATTAGTTTTCTTTTCTGCCGAACTTATTTTTGCCGCAAGAATTTCTTCTCTTAATGCCCATTTTTGAGTTTCAATGTTCACGTCTGCCGCATCTGAAATCAACCCAGAAATTAAGTTTTCTCTTTCAGTAATTAAAGCTTCTCTTTCTGTTTTGTCCGTTTCAGCCGCTATTAAATCTTCAAGTTCAATTGCCCTTGTTTCAATCCTTCTTCTTTTCTGGATTTCGACTTCTTCTTTTGAAGAACCTTCTAGTAAAGATATTTTATCTTCAAGTCCTCCTATTATTAAATCGGTTTCTCTATCTACTCTACTTTTCTGATTATCAAGCTGTTCGTCAAGCATAGTTAAAATTTCTGCATGGGCTTTCCCTGCTTCTTCAACTTGCTTGTTATAATTAACAATTACTGCTTCTTTTTGTTCTTTCAGAGAAGCTAAATGTTCTGCTTTTTCACTTGCAATTTGCTCCATCCTTGTATTAAAATTATCCGTTACTATCTCGATTTTACTTTTTTCAACTGTTTCTAGTGTTCCATATTCATCTTGTATTTTTTGTATGGCCGTTGCATGATTAGATTCGATTTGGTCTGCTTCTTTCTCTAACCCTGCTAAAACAGAAGCTGTTTTTTCTTCGGCCGCATCTAGCTCATTCTTATATTTTGCATGGGCATTCTCTGTTTCTTCTGCCCATAATGATTTTGCTGTGTCTAATTCTGATTGAAGCAAAGCTTTTTTAGCTTCGGCAGATTCTTGTACTGACTTAATTTTTTCTTCAGCAAGAGATTTGTAACTTTCGATTTCTTCCTCTGTTGCCTTTTTTACGGCATTGCTTGATTTGTTTGTAATATATACAATCCCTGCTATTGCCGCAACAACTCCTGCTATCGCAAGGATTATTGGATTAGCTCCAAGAAACATTAATGCCGCTCCGATTGCTTGAACTGCGGTTATTAATTTAGCTGATATCAAAAGCATAGGTCCTATTGCCGCAACAATTGCCGCCCATTTCAAGACATTTTCTTTTTGTTCAACACTCAATCCTTCAAACCACTTTGTTACACTTCCAAGTTTTTCTCCAATCTTGCCTAATATAGGGATAATGGCATTTTTCAATGTGTCATAAAACCCTAGCATAGTAACTTGCAATTGTACCATAGTTTGGTCTAGCTTAAAAGCGGCTGTTTCTGAAGCTTTTTCAAAAGCATATGCTGTTTCATTCGTTGTCTTCCCTAATGCTTCAAATATGTTCGCATTTTCAGAAGCGTTTTCCCCCATTAAATCTAAAACTCCAGCTAAAGCTCTTATGTTTGGAAAAACTTGTGCCATGATATCCTCGCCATATTGATTAGTCAAACTCCTTATAGTAGTAAGTGCTGACAATAAACCTTTTTCTTTTATCTGCTCTCTTAATGCTTTTGAGGATGTACCCATTGAATTCAACGCATCTGCCGCTTGTTTCGAAGGTTTTAGTAAACCCATCAAAATTTGTCTTAATTCTGTTGATGCTGTTGCCGCATTCGTTCCTGTTCTAGTCATTGCTGCGACTGCTGCACCAACTTGGTCAAATGAAACTCCCATTTCAGAAGCTACTGGCAATACCTGCCCTAATGAAGCTGTTAGTTCTGAAGCTTCGGCTTTCCCTTCTCGTACTGAGGCCACAAGAATATCTGTTGCTTTTGCCGCTGATAAGTTCTGTATTCCATAAGCATTTACTGCGGAGGTAACAAGGTCTGCAACTACCTTTGTTTCTGCTAATCCTGCCGCAGAGGCTTTTGCTGACACTTCTAACACATCTAAGGCTTCTGCTCCCCTCAATCCTGCTGATGTTACAAAGAATAAGGCTTCGGCAAGTTCTTTCGGTGTTTTCCCAACCTTAGGTGCCATTGCTAAAAGGTCTTTGCTCCACTCACCAACTTGTTCATCTGCAACACCTACAAGACCAATGATTTTAGTCATTTCAGATTCAAAGTCACTTCCCATTTTAAAAGAAGCCGCTCCGATTGCAACAAAAGCCAATGTAAGAGTTTTGGTCATAGTTGAACCAACCTTCGTCATGCTTTGAGAAAGGTTGGTAAACTTTTGATTTACGCTTATTGCTGTTGCCGCCCCTTGTGCTTTTACTTGGCTCATTGCCATATTGAATTTTGTTGAGTTTGCTGTTACACTAGCGGCTATTTCTCCTACTACAAAAGCCATTTTAAAACACCTTACCTTTTTGCAACCCTTGAAATATCTTCGTCTATTTGTCCTTCGCTCCATTCAGCGAAAGTACGATTTTCTTTATTCTTCAACCAAAGAGAATAAGCTGAGTCCTCAGGTAAACCTCTGACAAGAGTTAAAAAGTAACGCCAAGTGATTCTATCGTTCAAACCTTTTTCAACTAAGTCTATGTTATAATACCGTACGAAATCAGCTTCTAATGCACCCCAAGCCCATAATAACAACTTAGGATTTACAAGTTTTTTTCAGTTTTATCCTTAGCCCCAGCAATACAACCCCACTTTGAGAGAATGTCTGCTACTAAATT